GAAGGCATTGTAACGCGAGCTGAAAACACAGTCTCAGGCATCGTGATATCCGATTCATCACAATCTAACAAGTTCAAACGATACTTTATGCGACGTCCTTTTTCACCATTCTCAATTGTGATCGTCAAATGATTTGATTCAGCACGAGAGACTGAAAAAGTAATTGTGTCATCATTTGTAACAGTTTTTACAATACGATAGAAGTGGTCCGTATTCAAACCAACACTCAGTTTTGACGCAGAGTTATTATACTCATATTGCTCAAACTTGTTTGCATGTAATCGCATATGTGTCAAGACTGTTCTGGAATTGTCCATTGCAATCATTCGAATTCCATCCTTATCAAAAACAAGGTTCATCTCCACCAACATTGACTTAAGACCCTCAGCAAGAGTGCGTATGGGCGACGTCTGAACTGTCTTCGCAATTACCAAGTCGTCACTCATTTATGTATCCATGAGGCTCGGCGTCTAAGTTCTTCTACGCACCCGACCTTGAGAGGAGCTCTTGCGACGTGTCTTTGGTCTATTCAATCCAGCAGGAAGGCAGCTATAGAACTCACCTTTTTGGTTCATTCGGTAATAATATACATCATATCCAGGAGAACACTTCTTTTTTGCTGCTCTCAATCGTTGTTTGAGTGTCTTCATTACTTCTTCACAAGAAACGGAGCTACTATCAAGACTCCAACAAGAATCAAGATCACAATGTCAATTGTTCGGACAATCTTCTTCTCTCTTTCAGGAAGAGCTTCAAACTCTTTCATATATTCAGGTGGTTTAGCCCAGCCCCACATCCATCCAAGAGCAGTAGGTTTCAATCGATCTTTGCAATCATAGATCATATCATACCATGCAAGCAAAACATAAGCTACACAGGCAAGCAAAAATGCCATGACAAACCGATGTTGCCATGCCTTGAAATGAGGCATCCAATACACAATCAATACAAACGCAGAAAACACTAGGCATTTTGGATTCAATGCAAGGTGTGTTCCGAATAATCCGCCGGCCATTACTTAGTATAGGTAATATAAATCAATGAATACATGCCTAATAATGCTTGAAATGCAATCATACGATAAGAGAACAATAAATCTGAAAGACGAGCAAGTGCAACTACAGATGTAATCATCAACGCATCTGCAACTAGAATTTTCCAACTTCCTTCACTTGCATAGGATTTAAATACATCAATCATTTCATTCTGACCTTGAGGAAGTCCCTGAATGACAACAAGATAGAAGAAGATGTCGTGTAGCATTTGAACAAAGACTGCTGCCATCACCAACTGAAGTCCAATGGCTCCTGGAAATAAGAACGTAGCCAAAAGGACTCCTAAGAATAAACTCAAGACATCTGCGGCTACAGCTGCAAGTCCAAATTTATCATACCATAGAGTGAGTGCTCCGGTTGGTGGAAGAAACCAAATAGGCGTTGGTACAATCTTGATGAGAGCCATAACTGCAAAATCCACCCATAAGGCTGCACTTAACATAGAGATCAACCGCATTACTTGTTACGGCGAGTTTTTCCGTGAGCCATTCGTGCTGACTTCTTACGCGAGACAATACGACCCCATTTATTCATCTTGAGATCTGCCTTGGTCAATCCACCTGTAGTGTGATGAGCCGTTCCATGCATCACTTGAGCACGAGATCCGATTTGCTTGGTATGCATTTATATATGAACTATAGAAATAAATGCCTAAGGTTGCATTTGTGTCCTTTGCAACAGGTATCTACATTGAAAAACAAAAGAAGCTAATATTTTCAGTAAAACGCTTTGGTTATGATATTTTTACGTATACTACTTTTGAATCCATTGGAAGTCCAATCCATCAAGAATCTCCTTATGAGTTTAAACTTCATGCAATAAGGGCTGTTTATATGAAAGGATATGATATTGTGATTTGGTGTGATAGTATAATCCAATTACTTAGACCAATTACAAACTGGATCCCCGAAATTGAGAAAAAAGGAGTATATCTACAGAGAGATGGTCATAGATTAGGTAATTGGGCAAGTGATCGTGCTCTTGAAGAATTTGGAGTTAAACGAGATGATGTAATGGATTTGGAAACAACAATCTATGCTTGTGTAATGGCATTTGATTTTAGACATCCAATTACTAAGCAGTTTTTCTATCGATGGAAGGACTGTGCAGATAAGGGGCTCTTTCAAGGAAGATGGATTAATAACTATCAAACTGAAAGTAAAGATCCTAGATGTAAAGGACATCGTCATGATCAAACATGTGCTGAACTAGTTGCTCGTGAACTAAATATTGAAGTTGGACCTCGTGTAATGTGGATCGATTCCGAAGTTAGTCCTGAACGATTTCGATATTTTACTTCAAGGAGGTAAATTGAATCTTTCCAGTTCCTGACCAATGACCTTGAGATGTTAAATCAGTCTTAAACTCATTTGGAATCTTTGACCAGAAGTTAGTTCTCATTCCTTCAAAGTGATGGATGTCATCGCAAATCAATACTCCTTTATAGTTATTATCCCGAAGCCATTCATAAAAAATATATTCATCTTTACCTTCATGTGGGTCAATATCTAAAAAAATAAGAGGACTTGCAAGTATTCTTTCTTTCCAAAGTTCACGGTCAGGTGTATCTGTTACAATATTAGCTAAATGATACATTATATTAGATCTTTCTGGAAGAGAATGTGAATGAATTAGATCAAACGAATGAACTGTATTAGTTTGATTAAAAGCCAATGCTAAAGCTGAAGCACCCATCCAAGTTCCTATATCAAAGATTTCCTTTTCATTGATTTGAGTACTCAACTGTTTAAGAAGATGATAATGTTCTTTTCCAGGAGGACTATTGAATATAGATTTATGTAAAACACAACCAGTTAAATCCATTTATACAAGTCAATGAGAAAACTTACCTTGTAGAATACCACGAAGTGAATCATCTGTATGCTGTTCTGAAATGTGAGAAACGCCTTTTTGAATCGTATATCCCTTTAATCTCCCTTCTTCAAGTCCACATGCAATACAAAGACCAAATACACGTTCTAATGAACCTGCTAAATGACGAGTTTCATTATTGAGAGCTGTAAGAAGCACATTTGTATTGTGTTCTACAAAGGGCAAAATATGAATGAAGAATGAAGTTGGAATAATGAATGTATGATATAGAAAAATAGGATACTTTATAAGAACTTCAAATGTATGTGATGTTCCATAGTATTGGTTATAGGTATTCAAAAAATTAGTTTCCCAAAACTGAAATGGAAATAGATTCCAAACCTCTGTAATCGCATAAGGAAAATATCCATATACATGGTCATCAGTTAATGAAGTAGGTATACTAGATCTATCAAACTTCATATCATATTGTCCAAAGCCTACAAACTTAGAAGTTAGATAACTTGGATTTCGATACAAGTGAAAGAAGACACTATTTTGATAGAAGTGATTCATCTGAAATCCTGGATTATAAAATCTCATTTGATGTTCATAGATAATAGGATAGTTCTTCATTTTTAGAGGAATGATTTTAGGTATAGATTCATTAACACCTACCCATACAAATGTTTTAACTTCTTCATTTTTTAAAAATGCGCTTGTGTTTTCAGGATACAATACCTTATGAAAGACTATGTAAAACGCTAAAGGACGTTGTTCCATTTATGTTAATTAAAGAAAGTATAACTTACACGTCAAATAGACTGTTAATTCAATGACTCTTACTGCTGTTATTACGGGAATAACAGGTCAAGATGGATCGTATCTTGCAGAGATGCTTCTTGAGAAAAACTATAAGGTTGTAGGATTGGTTCGTAGATCTTCAAATGTAAATACAGAACGTATCTCTGGAATTCTACATCATCCAAATTTATCACTTGTTCAAGCAGATATGGGTGATTCAACATCAATCATGAATGTATTTTTACCCTTAAGAGATGCTCCTAGAATTGAAGTCTATAATCTTGCAGCGCAATCTCACGTTCATTCATCGTTCTCTCAACCCGAATACACTGCAGATGTCAATGGAACTGGTGTTTTACGAATTCTAGAAGCAATTCGTCAGCTAGGAATAATCAACAAAACACGTTTCTATCAAGCGTCTACTTCTGAGATGTTTGGAAAGGTTGTTGAGACTCCTCAATCTGAAACTACACCTTTTTACCCTCGTAGTCCATATGGAGTCGCAAAGTTATATGGATATTGGATCACAAAGAACTATCGCGAAAGTTATGGAATGTTTGCATGTAATGGAATTCTCTTTAATCATGAATCCGAACGACGTGGTGAAGAGTTTGTAACACGTAAGATTACCAAGGGAATTGCAAGAGTGTATTCAGATCCCACCTTTACACTTGAAATTGGAAACATGGATGCAAAAAGAGATTGGGGCCATGCACAGGAATATGTATATGGAATGTGGCTGATGCTTCAACATGACATTCCAGATGACTTTGTGTTAGCAACAGGTGAAACACATACAGTTCGTGAATTTGTAGAGCTTGCTTTTAAATCGATAGGTCATTCGATTACATGGTCAGGAGAAGGGATTGATGAAATAGGAAAAGATGAAACAGGACGTGTAGTAATACGTATGAATCCAAAATTCTACCGTCCAGCTGAAGTAGAACTCTTAATTGGAAATCCTACTAAAGCAAAAACAGTTCTAGGATGGATTCCTAAAATAACATTTGAACAATTGGTTAGTCGTATGATGGTTGCGGACAGTAAAAAGCCTTTGGATCAGGATTCATCTTCTTAAAGATTTCATAAAAGGATATATGATTGGATCGAATTGTTTCCAATCGGTTCATATCCACCAACTCTGGATTAACCCACCAATCTTCAAATGCTCCAAACTTTTCATAGGGTGAATCAGGCATCACTACATCTGCGCATAAAAGAACATATCCTAATTCAGTAAGTCTTTTACGAAGATAATCTCGTAGTTCAGTTCCAACTCGATACTGATCATGTTCGATCGTCATACACGCGAACTTGATTTTGTCAAATGGAAAACGATCAAATGCAGGTCGTGTTGCACCATCTACATCAAACGAAATGTAATCAACTGTTTCTTTCAAAAAGGGAAATTGTTCTAATGTTTTGTTCCAGTCAATTGTTGTTACATCTGCGTGTAAAAAGGGAGTGCTTCTCTTTTGCTTGAACTCTTCTCCAAAATCTTGATAATCAATTGACAGACCTTTCCATCCTTCAAGTTCAAGAATTCGTGTATTGTTATGGTATGTTGGACGAAAGGATCCTAGATCTAAAAACGTTCCAATACGACTTAGTACATAACGTGCAAATACATCCTGACCTGCTTGACTTAAGCAAATAATCGGCATTTATTAGTTTAAAGGCTAAGTATCTAAATAGCAGTATGAAATTTGTTATTTATACTCCTAACTGGATTGAAACATCAGGAGGTATTAACGTTCTTGCTATTCTTGCACAGAAACTGCATGAAAAAGGAAATGATGTACATTTATGGACTGAGTTAAAATATTATAATTCTACTTCAAATCCTATCTTTTCTAAGTTTACAGATCAAATTGGATTTGATGATGACACAGTTGTAATTTATCCTGAAATAGTAACTAAAAATCCTCTTCAAGCAAAAAGGATAGTTCGATGGATTTTATATGGTTGTGATGGACATGATGAATATGAACCTAATGGAGCAATATACTACTTTTCGCCGTTTTGTCAAAACAATTTTCCTACTAAAATCTTACAGTGTTATTACGTTCCTCCTAATCTAAGTGTTCCTACAGAACCTAGAACTGAAGAATCATGTTTTATATTCAAAAAAGGAGAACGAAGTCCATGGGCTCGTAAACAGTTTAATATAAATCCACATAAGGGGTTTGATCTTTCTGTAATGAAGACTCATTCTGAAATCATTGAAGTTTTTAAGAAGACGAAGTATTTTCACTGTTACGACCCTGCATCCTTTCTTATCGTTATGGCCCTCATGTGTGGATGCATTGTAATTCAACATCCATATATTGAAGGACAAACGAGAGCCCAATGGGAACATTCTTTAGGGTTTGATAAATTTGGTAAAGTAAAAGGACTTGTTTATGGAAATGAATATTACTCATATGCAGAATCAACAATTCATGAAGCTCCTGACTATTGTCAAAAAATGCTTAATACGGTAGATTCAACCATAGACCTTTTTATTCAAGATATGGAAACAGGAAATTATACAGAGGAACCATGTTACAAGTTCAATGATTCACCCTATTCATATCAACACGTATATCGTTAACAAAACCAAGCTGGAGTTCCAGACTGATTTTGTTTTTTGTTTTTCTTTTTGTTATGTTGTTTAGTTGCTGTATGCCAAGCCGCCCATGCCTGACATCACTCGCAACACGTTATAGTTAACTGCATAGACTCGCACCTGAGCAGTGCGGCCGCCTCGGACCGTGTTAACTGAGACCGTGAGTTGAAGGGTCGCCTTGTCAATACGGGAGAAGTTGCAGGTGCCGGATGGCTGGTGCTCCTCTGGCTTGAGCGCGAAGGAATACACGTTGATACCCTGAGCTGGGGTTCGGGTGTGGTGCTGGAAGGGCTGCACTCGGGAGAAGTATCGTCCCTCACGCTCAGTGAATCGGTCTTGGCCGTTGAGCTGGAGCTTGGCAACTTCAACTGGGTTCTTACCTTCGCACTTGACTCCAGACTGGAGGATGACCTTCGCGAGGAGGTAGTTGGTTGTGTCCTCGAAGACGACTGATTGTAAAGGACTTCCGTTGGTGTTATATGTATCCAACCAAGATGCACCTTGGAGTGAAGGACTTGGGCCTACAGCACCTAGACCTTGGGTGAAGTAAGGACCTGAAGGACCATCGCCAAGGAAGGTAGGACCAACTCCAGCTGCAGCACCACTTTGTTGTGTTGCAATAGAACCGCGTGCAAGAACGTCCATCACGATACCCTCAGTGCTGAAGTCATCAGTGTAGTTGAATGGCTGGCATCCGTTGACCTCAACAATGTATTCAACGTTAGGTGTGCAGTCAACGAAGGAATCTCGTTGAACAACCCAGACGAGCTCCTTAACCGGGTGGTTGAAGTTGAGCTGGATCTTGTTGGAGGAGGAGGTGATGGACTCTGCACCGGTGAACTGGAGCTGCTCAATCAAGTACTCGTGGGTCTGCTGGGCGAATCGTCGTCGCTCTTCAGTGTCGAGGTAGATGTAGTCAATATACAATGATGCAGCAGTCAAGGACTGGATGCTGGTTGGTGCAGTGCCAGTGGTCAACTCATAGTAGGTGCAGTTGATCCATTGCTCAAACTCAATGTTGATACGGACCTCGTGGTACTGGAGTGCAATGAGAGGGATTGCAAGACCAGGGTTGCGGCAGAACCAGAACTGGAGAGGGATGTAAAGAGTTCGGGCTGGTGTACCGGCACGAGGAGCGCATGAGTTGGTAAGCTCAGAGCCAGCGCAGGATGCATCCAAGGCATAGCCCCTCTTGTCCTTCATTAAGCAGAGGTCATGGGTGTTTCCAAGCATGTCATCGAGGGCTGCAATGGTACCTGCATCCTGAGAGAGCTGGGTCCAGATCTGCATCCAGTCGCCATACTGTCTGTCGATTCGCTGACCACCAATCTCAAGCTCAACCGTCTTGATGAGACGGTGGCCGATGTAGTTGAGCCATCGGAATCGGTTGACTGTAAGTGCTGTCAAATCAACTGCTGGGAGAACGACTTGAACATATGTTCGGTACATCAAGTCCGCATTACGGTTGATGACTGCAGTCACACGCTTATTGAAGTCGGCCTGGCCGTTGAAGGTGACTTCAATGGATTCCATGGCGAAGTTGGTATGACGCTTGTAAAGCACCTTCCAGAAAGTAATCTGGGGATTACCAGAGATGTAAATGTCCTGCGCACCATAACTAACAAGTTGAAGAAGACCACCACCCATATTGTTTGCTTAAGCACGAGAAAAATTATTTACAGGCTAGGGCGACGCACTACAATATTAAAGTGTTAATTTCCATCCTCCATGAACAACAAGATCATAATTTGCTTGAAACTTGATTAAGCCAGGATCTTCATATACATTGGCAAGACGATCTTGATCGCTATATTGTTTAACAAGATATCGGTTAATTGTATTTTGAAATACATTGCCCATAGGAGTTCGTTCAGGTCCATACTCAAAAAGCATGTCCTCATTCAAATATGGATAAAGATTTGAAAATGAACGAATGTTTATCTCTCTAGGAATGTTCTCTCCAGTCTTATAATTCCAAAGAAGCGATTTATCTGTATTTGCAAAATAGCTTAGAAGGTCCTTTTTATTAGTAAGAACCCAATCTACATTAAAAAATCCAGTAGATTTAGATGCTATGGATTCAACCTTAATGTATGAATCACAATGAAGGGAGTGATACTGTATTCTATTCCAAAAGGACTCTAAAAATACAACTGTATCACCTGTGTAGAAAAAATGAGTATATTTCTTTAGTTCTTCAAGACCGTTAGAGGTCTGTGTAAAATAAATTGCAGCTGTAATTGCTTCATTAACAAATCGTGTAAAGATTAATGTATATTCATTTGTAGTATCAACTCTGTTTTCATCTGCTTCTCCAACTACAATGTATAGATTTCTAAACGGAATTCCTGCTTTTTTAGAACTTTCAAGTACATACGGTAGTGTTGTTTTATAAAACTTCATACATGAATTGACGATCACTGCAGTTGATCTATAAAATCCTCGCAAGTGCGTTTCATACATAGGTGGTAAATAGGAATTATCTTTGACATCAATCTTTTCTAAAACATATTCAGGCCCCCAATGTTCGCGATTGAATAAATCTGTTGAGCTAGATACCTTTGAAGCAATATGAGAAGTATCTGTAAAGGTTTCATCGCCTCCAAAATCTGCAATGCTTCGAATCTTGTTTTGAATAAAATCAGTATCTCCAAAATAACTAAGATGCCATCCTGCAGGTGAAAGTATTGGACAGGGTAGTTCTCGGATTGAATGACATGGAAGATCCAAACGCAAGTATTCGCCAAAAGTTAGAATACGTGCTCGATCGGTTATATATTTGTTTCGTGTATTGAGATTGTAGTAATAGAATATATGATCTAAACCCTGTAGTGTAATCTCAAGTTCACCTGAACGAACTTTTTTAAGAAGAGCTGGATCTGTAATTTCATCCAAGTCTGAAATCATAAGTACATCTTTAAGAGATAGATCAAGTTGTTCAATACCTCGTGCTATACAGTTTCGCTGATGATGTTCGTTGACCCACTGATGTTTCTTTGCATAGTCAATTCGTGGAAAGACATATGGGACATCTTTCACTACAATATGTATGATTTTATGAGCCCATCGTGCATATCTAGAGATATTCTCTTTAAAAAAGAGTGGTTTCTCTTTGCCATTTTGTGTATGAGTTGATTCTACAAGGATGAAGTAATCAACAACATCATCGAGAATCGTAAGTCGATACTCGAGCATGTTGAGTTCATTGTAAAACATGAATCCATCAATGATCTTCATTTGAACTAGTAAGTTTTATTTCTTTAAGTATTTCTACGCTTCTTACGAGTGCCTCCATATAACTTAGATCCAGTTTTACGGAGAGATCTACGTACTTGTTGCATATCATATGCTCCCTCATTGGATCCTGTAGTGTAATTGACAGGGACTTCATCTCCTCCACGACGGAGACGACGTATGCGACGTTGTCTGCGGCGAGTAGCTTGTTTCATTGTTTAGTTGTTAGATTTTACGTCGCGAAAAGGCTCCTTTTTAGGCCTTGCTTAGGAGTCTGGCCTTCTTTGCACGGGCACGGAGAGTTGCCTTCTTTCCAGAAGATTTGAGTCCATGGGACTTGAGAACTCGCTTCAAGGCCTTAGCAGATGGGCCCTTGCGGGTGCCTCGGCGTCCTCCAGCTTGAGGTGCTTGCATAGCGGGTGCAGTAGAGTTTCCAGCAGGTGTTACAGGTGGAGCCATTTTGTTTTAAGGATGAGAGAAACTTTCAGAATGAACGCGACTATTAAAAAATGGACCCTATTGGAATCGGTGCAATTGTTGGAATTTTAGCAGTAGCAGGATGGCTTGCGTATCTCTTTAGAGTTGATATGAAACGTTATAATTCAAAGATGCCTAAATCACCTTCTCGTGAAAGTTTGAATACAATGACTCAAACTGAAGATCCTATTCCAGTATCATCTTAGGTGTGATATGCATTGCTTCCAACTCTTGCATCCACAACTTCATTGCATATGGAATAGTCTTCATTACAAAGTCCGTCTTATTGCCGCATGCACCACAAGAGTAGATACCCTCTACTGGATTGACAATTGCAAGAGTTCCACAAGACTTACAGAGTCCCGTCTTGAACGGGTCGGAAACATCCATCAGACGTTCCTTGGTAAACACCGAGATACCGTGTGATAACATACAATCTCTTTCCATCTCACCTACACGCAGACCTCCATCACGAGATCTTCCTTCGCAAGGCTGTCGTGTCAAACTTACGATTGGACCACGTGCTCTGGAATGCTTCTTGTCAATCACCATGTGTTTTAGACGCTGGTAGAAGGTAGGACCCATGAAGATCTCTGCTTGCATCATCTCTCCAGTCTGACCATTGTAGAGAATCTCATTGCCGTAAGGATGCATTCCCATATCGACCATGTGTTTTTTCAAGTCCTCAACCTTCAAGTGTGAATAGGGAGTTCCATCGCCTAGAGTTCCCTTGCGAACACCAATCTTACCAAAGATGTTCTCCATTAACTGAGCAATCGTCATACGAGATGGAACTGCATGAGGGTTCATAATGATATCTGGTCGTAATCCAGTGGATGTGAAAGGCATGTCCTCTTCTTCCATCAACATTCCAATCGTTCCTTTCTGACCATGGCGAGAAGACACCTTATCTCCAATCTGCGGAATACGTTCAGAAACTGTTCGAACTTTGATAAACGGATATCCATCGGAATTTTTGTCCTGCCACACTCCATCAATTCGGCATTGCTCAGAGTTCTTGTGAGTTGTAGATGCATCTCTGAACGCATATCCAGCAGCGTCATTTCTCAAGTTCACAACTTTACCGATCAGAACATCATTCTCATTGATCACTGAATTAATGATTGGAAGACCATTCTCTGAGATCGCTGCATAACTTGTGTTCTTATATTTACGAGTATTATGCTTCATAGGCTTCATGAACTTTTCTTCACGTCCAGATGTTACGTTACGATGTTCTTCATCCTTGTACATTCCATAGTAGAGACCTCGGAAGAATCCACGTTCAACTGCGGACTTGTTCATGATGACTGAGTCCTCCTGATTGTATCCACCATAGCAAGCGATGGCAACAATCGCATTCATTCCGAACGGCATTTCGTGCATCTTAAGAATGTTCATAGCTCGAGTCTCTACGATTGGACGGGCAATCGAGCAGAGAATGTAGGCATTCTTGTCAAGACGTTTCGCAAAGTTCCCTGCATAGACGCACATTGCCTGCTTACCCATAGCGGATTGATAGGTATTACGAGGAGACTGATTATGGTCTGACAAAGGAATTGTAGAAGCCATATGACCTACAATCAGAGATGGATGAACTTCATGGTGTGTATGTGAGCTAGTCATATGTTCGCGACTCATTGCAATTCGCAGAGTCTCTGTTTCAGATGAATCAATATAGTCCATCGCAGTTGTGCACCATTCGCTCCAACTAGACGTATCCTTTGGAACTATTGCATCAGCTCTGAAGACAGGGCGCACGCATCTTCCTCCATCAGTTTCAATTGAAATGCTGTTCATCAATGTATACCAGGCAACCGAGATATGAGGATGAAGACGGCGTGTTTGCTTAGCAGTTCTCAAATTGGTCACAAGTCCATAAGGATCTTTCGTGTATCCTACAATGACTCCATTGACTGTAACTGAGGTTCCTTCATAAACTCGTGGAGTATCAATCCAAGTTATGTCTTTCCAATCTTGAAGATAGTGAAGAACCGTTGTAGAAGGAACATGTTGAGTAATTGAAGTCAATAAGCTCATGTTCTTCACAATACCTACAGAATGACCTTCTGGAGTTTCAACAGGACACATGAATCCCCATGAAGTGCCATGAAGTTTACGAGGTGCCAGTAATTTACCTGATTTTTCAACCGGTGTCTGAATACGTCTCAAATGGCTTAGAGTTGCAGCATAGGACATACGTGCTAACACTTGAGAGACTCCTACCTTGGTTGCATTAGACATTGAGGAAGTTGCACCTAATCCTTGAACTGTAAAGTTACCTGTAGCGAGAGCCTGTTTGAGTTTGCCTTCAATGGCTGAGAGTTTAAGGATTTTGTAGAGATTGTTGACGTTCAGAATTTCCATTGGCCTAGGACCTCCTTCTCCTCGTTTCCAAGAGTCATTGTTGACTTCTTGAACAAACTCATTGCGAGTATCATTGCAGACTTTCTGAAAGAGCTGTCGAAACAAATGAGTCAGCAAAGCACCTGTAGTGACTACACGCTTATTTGGATATGCATCACGATCATCGAGTGGAATTTGCTTGCAATAAGTCAGCAGAAGACGGCGAATCATAGCTCCCATTAACATCACTTTACGTGAGTTGTGAATGGGTGTAGTTGTCAGTTCACCTGCAAATCGAACGTGAGGTAGAAACTCAGAGTTCAAGAGTTGACGAACATAAGCACACTTGTCCTCTTGATTGGTTCCATATTGAAGATGGTTAGTTAAATACTGAATGGCTTCTTGTTGTGTAAAGATTCCAAGCTCAGAAGTATCACGAAAGGATGCAGCTAATAACTCTGTATGTGACTCATCTTCATCCGATCCCCAAATAATTCGAGTGATTGCTCGATCCGTCAAAACGCCCAACGCTCTAAAGTAGACGACGACTGGAATGTCTTCACGAAATCGGGGAACACATGCAGTCAACGGATTTCCAAATCCATTGAACTTTGAACTCAATCGAATCTCCAGTTTCTTTGGAGGCATTGTGAATGATTCATGAAGAGACTTGATCTCTACAGAATGAGTGTGTTTAGAAGCTGACTTCTTATTCTGGAAAATCATAATTCGATTATCTGCAACTTTTTCTTGACACAGAATCGTTCTCTCGGATCCGTGAATGATGAAATATCCAAGAGGATCATGAGCACATTCACCATATTCTTCTAAGCTCATTGGATAATCCTTCAATAAGCACAGCGAAGATCCAAGCATCACTGGAAGTTTTCCTAATGAAATGCCTTCGAAGACATGTGACTCTTCGTCATACGTGTCTAATAATGGACCTTTGTAGGTGCGTGCGATAAATCGGATATCCACGTACATCTGTGCTGCATAGGTGAAGTTTCGGATACGAGCTTCCATAGGTAACATGGGCTTCACTCGTCCAGTGGCCTCTTGAATACGAGGCTTGATATAGGAAATGTTCTCAAAGGAAAGCTTAAACTCATATTTATATTTCTTGAGTGTCTCATCTTGTTCGTGCCACACGGTGATCGGAGGAGTGGATTGAATAATCAGGGGGATCTTGTGTCGGACAAAATCCTCATAGGAATCGACTTGATGATCTACCATTCTTCTCACACCGTTACTAAAATACGCGCGAACTGCATCCCATTCATTCATGGTATATATGTGGAGTCTCTAACCTGTAAATATAAGTATCCGTTTTGTATAAGCGATGACCGGAGTCAAAATTCAAAAAGTAGACCACATTGAGCCGGAGGTTCATAAACCGAATCGTCATAAATCAATGCGAACTTATCCACGAGGTGTGATGAAAGGAACTCGTAAGTCGCGAGGTGGGTCTGAGTTTGTAGCTGTAAAAGATCCTGCAAAGCCACCACCTTCTCGCAAGGGGACACTTCGAATTCTTACCAAAAAAGGTGCTGAAATGCGACGAAATACTATTAAACAATCTGTTCGAGCCATGACCGATGCCGGAGTTCGTGTTGCATTGAAGAAGTCCAATATTACTGTAAATCCTAAGACTCCTCCTCATATCGCAAGAGAGATTCTAGAAGGGGGTATGGAATCCGGAATGATTGTCGCAAAGTAAAGTAATGACGTCCATATGGGGCCCTCTAGGTTGGATGACCTTACATTCTGTAGCTTCCTGTTATCCCGATACACCTCTTCCATCTGAAAAAGTTCTAATGAGCACATGGTTAGATATGTTTCAAACAACGATTACTTGTCCTAGTTGTCGTGAACACTTTGGAACTGCATTAGGATCCTATCGCAGACAGTATCCACAGATGCTCAATTCTCGTGAGCAGTTTTTGGTATGTACTTTCAGATTACACAATGCAGTTAATCGACGACTCAATAAACCGATTCATTCAACAGTTGCAGCTTGTTTTGAACAGCTTCGTAACAATGTAAAATCACGTTCAGCGCGTGATTATCGTATTGCATATATCAATCACATTCAGCGTTTTTGGAGAACAATGCAGGATGTGACAGGAATTACAGCTTTGAAGAAGATTAACGAAATGAGAAAAGTTGAATACGAGTATTTGCAAAGACATGAAAATAACTTTGAACTAGATATTCCTGAAAATATCGTAATTCTTCCAAATCATGCTCTTGATGCCCAAACTGAAACTCCGATCCAAGTTCGAGTTGATACACGAACTCTTCCACGTATTGGGTTTTCAGGTGGTAGGTTTCAAAGTAGACGATGAGTTTTGACAGTTGTTAATGGAGTTGCTGGATTCCAAGGAAGCGAAATGTAAGGATCAGTTTCCCAAGAATACGATTTCATCCACATATGTCTTGAATCAGGCCCTTCATCATAGAATTCATCCGGATAGACACCTCGTCCTGGAAGAATGAAGTCCAATTGTTCCTTGATTCCAAACGGTGGAGTTGGATGTTCCCATGTGAAATCTAAGGTTCTTTCTTCTTTTTCGGTGACCGATGAGAACAAAGGTGCTTCTGGATAAGGATAATACCAACACCAATCTAGGACATCGGATGTTTTGAAATAATGTAAAGTCCATTCAAATGTCTTTTCATAAGCATATTCAACTTTAGTCCAATCTAACACTCCATCCATCAAATGAAGAGCCATACGACTTTCAAGAGCATGTCCATCTTTTGCAACGAACTTCCTGTCTTCATCTTTTGCTCGTTTAAGAATGACTTTGAGTTCATCTTTAACAGCTCCTTTCAATGTATCTTTCTTGGCAAAATGAACTGCTCGTGAATATCCATCTTCTCTGAGTGAAAACATCGCAATATTTGGCATAAAATCATTACCAAAACAAAAGATACACATATGAACCCAATCATCAGGATCTATCGGCAAGACTTTACATAACGCATTCACATCAAACGTTGAATACCCTGAATCTCGGTTTTCACGAATGAGCTTAATGGATCCCAGTGCAGATTGCGCTACAGAAATCAACACTAAATCAGCGTCCATTCCATAGATCAAAATATCCTGACGCTCAGCAGGTTCCATCCCTTGAAGCCATTTGAAGATTTTGTGTTCTCCTTCACCACGTTCATCCGTTCCAGACAAAATACAGTCAGGAAAGCAGAATCGCAGAGTGTCTTCCAATTCAATCATAAAAGGAGTTCCAGGTGAGATTTGGTGCTTATCAAACAAAGCAGGTTCAGGTTTCTTCATACGACGATATCGTTGTTGAACAATCTTTGCATAAGGAACTAATCCATCCAACGCAATCAACACTTTCTTTCCACACGCTACATCCCGTAAGAAGTTCCGTAATGCTACTACGACACTTCCAATGGGGTTCTCAGGTTTCAAATAGGTATGAATAAATGCATTAAAATCCAATCCT